ATCATCGAGTTGAGGCGTTCTTGCGTGTGTACTTGGAGAAGTTGTCCATTCGCGCACAGCGTTCGTGGGAGACTCGTTACCAGAACATGTTTGCCAAGTACGCCATCAAGGCGGTGGCCGACTCGTCGTTTACGCAGGTGGAGACGATTCCGTCTGGTGTGAATGAGTTGCCTTGGATTCAGACTGGTTCGGCTGGTCAGGCGTTGAACCAGGCTACGAGTGAGTTGACGCAGGAGATGCTGGATGTTGCTGCTGCTACGTTGATTCGTAATGGCGCGACGAATCCTGATAGTTCTGGGTTCATCAGCTTCTCCAGCGACGGTCCGGTGTTCCCGTTGTACATCGGCATGGAGGCTTCTCAGCGTATCGCTCAGAACAACGCCGCGCTGCGTGAGGATCTGCGCTTCGCTGATATGGGTTCTGGTGCCGGTGCTGAGCTGCTCAAGCGGATTGGCGCGAATCGGGTCATCAAGAACTTCCGCCATATTCCGAACCTGTTCCCGCCCCGCTTCAGCTATGCTGGCGGCAAGTACACGCTTATCCAGCCCTTCACCAGCACCTCCGGTACGAAGGGTACTGTGTTCAGCGTCAACCCGAGCTGGACGACCGCCTTGTACGAGGGTGCGTTCGTGCCGACTCCGTACGTCATCAAGAGCCATATCGTTCGCCCGGTGAACCGTGTTGGCGACTTGAGCTGGCAGCCGACCAACTACATGGGCGAGTGGCAATGGGTGACTGGTGCCTACAAGCTCGATGTGGATTGTGCCGATCCGCTGGAGAAGAAGGGTCAGCACTACGCTGAGTTCGTTCATGCTGTGGAGCCGATCTTCACGAACCAGGGCATGACGATTATCTTCCGTCGTTGCACTGGTGCGCTGACCCAGATCATCTGCTCGTAATTCGAGTTGAATAGCTAACAGACCCGCAGGTCCAAAAGGCTTGCGGGTTTTTGCTTTTGCATTGACAAGGATCAGTAGGATCTGATGCTCCCCGTATGCCGAGTTTTACTCTTCCAGAAGGCGTTGAGATTCCTGAGAATTTGAAGGAAGGCGAGGCGTTCCAGACGATGGCGACGATTGTCCTTGGTAAGAACGGCAAGGCTGAGTTCATCGAGATTGATGGCATGGCTATTCCTGGCTACGAGAAGAAGTCGAAGGGGAAGAAGTTGGCTGAGCGTGGCGAGGAGGAGTACGAGGAGGAGGAGGAGACGGCTCCCGGTGGTGGCGGTTTCATTGCTGAGGTGATGCAGCGTGGTGCAGGTCCGATGGCCTAATTCAAAGATAAAAGCGTATGGCTGACATTACATGCACTGAAACAGCGACGTTGCTAAGTGAGGTTCAACCTCTTGGATGTCGCTCGCCGTGGGAGCGTGAGATGGCGAAACTTGCGCTTCTCAATCGCATTGCTGATGGAACTGGAACGGCGGCGGCTAATGCTGCTGGGTTTGGAACGGCTCGTTCGGTAACGGCGTCCACGGCGATTTTGTCGAATGATTTCGCGATTATCGCAAACTCGACATCAGGAGCGATTACGGTTTCGCTTCCCCCGGCTGCGACGGCCAATGGTCGTATCTTTTTCGTGAAGCGGGTGAATGCTGGCGCGAACAATGTGACTGTCGATCCGTTTGGTGCTGAAACGATTGATGGAGCGGCGACTCATGTTTTGACCGCTCAGTGGCAGAGGGTTGAATTCATAAGCAACGGAACAGCGTGGTTCATCATAGCTCACCAATAACATGGCCGACGCATCATCCATCACTTGTACGGAAGCTGCTCAGTTGATTGCCGAGGTTTCGGCGACTGGATGTCGTTCTCCGTGGGAGATGGACATGCTTGAGCTTGCGCTTTTGAATCGCATTTCTGATTCTAGCGGTGGTTCGGTCGGATTTCCGCTGACGGCGGATTTGACTTCGATTACTGCCGATGTGACGACCATTACTGCGGATCAGACCCAATTTTAACAACGGTTTAGGAAACACTTCATACTATGGCACAGCAAACGATCAATGTCGGAGCCTCAGCCAACGACGGAACGGGGAGTCCGCTGCGGACGGCATTCCAGTACACGAACAGCAACTTCACGGAGCTGTACGCGGCTCTAGGAGGTGGCACTGGCCTACCTGGGGCTGCGAATCAGGTGCTGTTCAACAACGGAAGTGCCATCGCTGGCGATGCTGGGATGACGTACAATCCGTCTACCGACACGATGACGCTCGTCAATTTGGTGCTGAGCGGAACCTTTGCTGCGCGTAATGGTGATACCCCCTCCGCCATCCGCGCCGCCGCTTCCGACTACGCTGCCGTGGCGTTCGATGGGGCGACGAGCGGGACGCGGATTGTGTCTACTCTGACAAGCCAGAATATCGGCACTGGCGATATGTCAATGTGGAACAGGTTTCGTGTATTTACCACGACTGGAACCACCCGATACATCGCTTCGCTATCCAGCAGCTCGACTGCTGCCGATCAGGCTAGTGCATGTGCCTTGTCGATTTCTGCGACTGGTGGGCTTGTGTTTGTGTTGTTTGGATCGACAACCAGCGATTCGAGAATTGCCACCGTTGCAGGGTTTCAAACCGCGTATTCCGGCCAAGTTGTTGACATTGTAGTCACCCGTACCGGAACCACGCTTAAGGTCTACATCAACGGGACTGACACGGCTTACACTGAAACGACTACCGGGACGCCTCCTGCGTGGAGCGCAACGATTACCTCCACCAATCTGTTCATTGGTCAAAGCACAGGAACAACTTCCATCTTCTCTGGCCGCATCTACCGCTCCGTCGTCTTCAACCGCGCACTGTCCGCGAGCGATGTCACCGAGCTTATCACTGTCGGCGTGAATCCTGCGGATCAGTGGGGGACGCAGACGCAGGTTATCGGATTCAACCCCGCTGTGCTGAACGGCGGGTTTGAGACAAACTCGCTGAATGCGTCTGGGACGTGGGCTACTTCTGTTGGAGGTACCAGTACCGCAACCATTGACACCAGTGGATCTTTTTCCCGTACTGGTACTAATGCCGGAAAGCTGACGTTAGATGGGTCTGGTAGTTTTGCCTCTTTCCAAGGCAGCAACGGAAGCACGTCGTTTCTTGCGGTTAACAAGCGGTATCGCATTTCAATCTGGGCGAGAAAAGGGGCCACAAGCGGATCTTGTGGTGTCCAATTTGGACCAATTGGTTCCGGGGCTGCTTACGGAAACACGGGTCTTTCCCTGACAACCTCCTACGCAAACACTGTCGTTGAAGTTGTCTCGTCAATTGACGGCGGAATTACTCTTGGACGCCAAGCCAGTTCCGCCGCACTTTCCGAAATCTACATCGACGACGTCGAAATCACCCGCATCGGCGCAATCGTCGATCTGGATTTCACCGTCGGCACCGGCTACCAAGCCACCGACCGCTCGACCAACGCACTGCACGGTACGCTGTTCAACGGTGTGGAGTTCACGCAGCCGATGCGGGTGGCTGTCCTTTACGCGACGACCGCGGCGTCCGGCAACACTCAGATGCTTGGCACCCTGGCGATTCCGACCAATGCAGTCATCGAGGACGTAATCGTCAACTCGACCGGATCCTCTACCGTCTCAGTCGGCAACGTCTCCGCTGGCACCCAGATCGTCAACGGCGCATCAGTTGTCTCTGGCCGACAGAAGCTCACCATCGCCACGCCGTTCTCGACCACCGGCAATCTGTGGGTGAACAGTTCCGCAGCCGTGACGCTCCAATTCACCATCCTCTACACCATCGCCGCTTGATTTATGGAAACCGAACTCGCAATCAAAACCGAGCCGCTCGAAACCATTATCTTTGATCCTCCGATCAAGGTTTCGGAGGACAAGATCGTCGGCGGCACCGTAGTCACCTCGGCGGAAATTGAGCCGCCCGATGCGTCCGGCATGGTCATCGCACGGATCTTGCCCATTGGCTACGTCATGGGCTTTCCGTTCGTTGACTCCAACAAAAACAGCATCAGGGTTGCTCTGAGCTGATTATCACGCCATGACTGAGTCCCATTTTATGCGAGACATGATTGCCGCTGCTAGTGGACCATTCATCGGCATTCTCGGAAACGCGATTTTCTCAGACCCGAACCTCAAGACGGCATCGCTCGCGTTAGGTGCCGTCACCGCTCTTCTCGTCTGTCTAGCAAAAGCCATCGACCTTTACCGCAAAATCAAATGAACCCTAACTTCACCTCTCTCATCCGCCATCTTCTCTCCGCCGCTGGCGGTTTCCTCGTCGCCAAAGGATTGGCCAGTGCCGATCAAGTCGCTGAACTTGCCGGTGCCGCCGTCAGCATCATCGGAGTCGCTTGGTCGATCTTCAACAATAAGAAGAACGCCTCGAAGACTGAATGAACTTCTTGGCCGACTTGGTGATGAAGCTGGTCATCTGGCTTCATGCACTGACGAAACAAGACATCTCAAGTGAAGACGCCAAGAAACAACCTGATCTTAAGCGCGGTCTTCTTGATCGTGTGCGCGAGCATGAGCGTGAGCTGCGCGAGTCGAGTGATTTACGTCCCCCACGGTGAGCCTGTGCGCCTTGCTGAGAGCGTTAAAGCGAAAGTTTGGGTGGTTGACGCGAACGGCAAAAACGTGCGTAGTAATAACCGCATCACCATCCATGAAGGTTGGTATGCACTTCCAAAAGAATGAGCAATAACGCGCCGTATAAAGGTTCTCCCGCCGTCGGTGGCAGTGGCAGCGGACCTTACAAGCAGTCTCCTCCCCCTAAGCCGCCTGTTCGACCTCAGCCTAGGCCGGTTCCGAGCGGAAGCGGTCCTTATCGAGGCGGAAGCGGACCTTATCGTAAGTGATTGAAACGAAAATCCCCCGGTGGCTAAGAAACCATCGGGGGATAATTGTTTTCAGCGTCCTAACGACTTCAGGACACTCGCAACGAAGTCCTCGCTCTTGGCAGCGTTCACATTCGCCGACTTCAAGCCAGGATTCGTCGCCTTCGAACTGACTCCCGGCTCGCTTCCTCGATACTTCGCCAGTTCGGCTTGCAAGCGTTTGTTTACCTCAACCTGAGAATAGAGAAGCTCACGGTATTTCGGCGCGGCTGCGGCCCAAAGAGCGGCCTTGGCGAGGTCTTCTTCGCTGTTCTCACCATTGAATATCTGCTTGGCGAGGCTCAGACGCTGGTTCAACTCACCGTTCCATTCCTCGTCGCCCTCACGCGGTTCGAAGATTTCAAGTGCGCGAGCGTTCTCGCTCACCTTCGCCCAGGTCTTACTGGCCGACTCCAATGCAGCCTTCGTACCCTCTTCGTTGTCCTTCTGGTACTTCGAGATGACCGCATCGTAATCAGCTTTCGCCTCAGACATCTCCGCAGTCTTCTCGCCGTTAATCTCGTCGTACTTGACGATCAACGCGCCGAGCTTGGCCCTCTTGGCCGATGAAAGATTCTCAACGATGTCGTCGATCTGCGAGTTGCGATAGTCGCTCTCAGGAGACTTGAGTAGGCCAATGAGCCTGTCGCCTTCGGTTCCGACAAGGCTCTTCATCGACTCGAAGACGCCACTAATCTTGCCCTCGTACTTCTTGACGAATTCAGGGTGACGCTCGATGTCGAGCAATCGAACACGCTCGGAAAGCGCATCACGCTCCTCTTGCAACGTCTTTAGCTGAGCTTCGAAGTTCGGATTGGCAGTCTTGCCAGCCTTCAGCTCCTCTAATTGTTTCGCGAGTTGCGCCTTCTCCTCCTTGATCTTACGGAAAGCATCAGCGGCCTTCGTAGACTTGATCGACTCAGGAATGTCCGAATCAGCGGCTGCTGAATCCTTGGCGACTGCATCACCTTTCTTCGCGCCAAACAACCGCTCGATGTCCATCTCGGACTTGTTAGGCTTCGCCGTGCTGTCAGCTTTCGGTTGCTTCTGCTCAACAACCTGCGAGGCAGAATTGGCCGACTCATCAGCCGATGCAGCATCCTCAAGACCGCCTGCCTTCAATGCGTCGATGAATGAACTGCCGAAGTCCGGCATTTGCGCCGAGTTTACCAGAGGTGTATTAAGTGGTTCTTCCATAGTGTTAGTTAGTTTTGCTTATCAAAGGTTGCTTCAGGTTCTTTAGTAGTGTCATTCACCGACAATTTTCGAAGGTTTTCAAGACAATGCGCGTAGCCAGCGGTTACACCGGCAGCGAAAATAATGTCCGATTCCTTGCTCACGTTTGATGGCATTGGTATTGGCATCGACTCTGCGACGATACGAATCGCCATGCGTAGAATTGGAGTTCTGAGGATCTTGCCTAGCTCAGCATGCTGATTGGAATCTATCCAATCTTGGATATTTACCTCAGGCAACTCCATCAGGTTCTTTACTGTCTCCTTGCGGTTCTTCGTCGAGCCTCTTAGCCAGTTGATCATATCGTGTTGTTAGATGTCGTTTGAGTTTATGCCTCTGCGGAATTGGGTCGAGAATGTCGTCTAGCTTCATCGGCTTCTCCTTGTTGACGACATCGCGCTTGGGACGAATCACCTTCGTCACCTCCAGCATGTCGGCCAGTGGCAGCTTGATGTAGCCGCAATCAACGTCGTTGATGCCGTACGAGACGACGAAATGATTCTTTGCGCTGTCGTAGAACGCTCCGCACGGGAACACTACCGCAGGTAATCCCGGCCACCAGTCCTGCTGA